GGTGCTAATTCACCAGAGCCGATCTGACCTTCTAGATAACTTAGCAGCTCTTCGGCGTCTACGGATGAAACTCCGTAAGTCCAATCTGTCCACGCGCCAACGTTTCCGGTTCGGTCTCTTATCCTTGCTCTAAACCAGAACTCAACGCCAGCCGCTAGGCCCATCATCAAGTGATCACTTGTTGGATAGGCGTAGCTACCCAAGAATGAAGGGTTAGTGCCTTGGGCGTTGGTTGCGTATTCAATCTCAGTGTAAAGCGCATCTTCCGAATTAGGCCCAAAAGACCAATCAAGATAGATAGAAAAGGCTTTGCTGCTGGTTCTGAATATCGCTAGTGATGGAGGTTCTCCTACCTTACCGACGATATCAGTTAGCATTGAAGGTTTAGCGATGGAAGCAACACCAGCCGAGCTAACGGCGCGAACTCTCGCCAAATACTGGCCAGTGTAAACGCCTTTAATATCCACGCTTAACTGACCAGTGCGCGGCATTTTCACCCATTCGCCGTAGTCTTTTCTCCACTCAACTTCGTAAGCTACGGAATTCTTAACAGCAGACCAGCCTATCGTCATGGTGGTGATTGCCATTGTTTGCTCGACGTAAACAGACTGAGAGATTAACACCTCTTCCGGCGCTTCCATTCCGCCGACTGGGATTTGGCTTACTGGCCTATCTTCAATTCTTGCGCCAGTATCGATGAAATCAAACTTGCTTGGATTGTAAGAAACACCTGCAAACTCATATTCTATACTGTCAGTATCTGCTTTTTTAACTGAAACAATTTGGAACAGTTGGTGCGTTATGTCGTCTGATTCTAATGTCCACTGCAAGAACTTAGCCGGTGATTCACTGTAAACAGAGGACACCTTAATATCACGACCCGTTACCGTTTCAACCGTTCTAGTTTCCGCTTTGCCGCTTGGTAAGTTAACCAGAAGACGATCGCCAGCTTTAGCGGCCGCAACTTCTCTATCAAGCGTGATTGTTTTTCCATCGGCCGAAACATTAGAGATACGGCCACCAATTCTAACGCCAGAGATAAGATCGTCAGCGACCGCCACGATATGGCCGATCATCGGAATCTCGCCTTCCATGCCAGTTTTAAAAGCAACGGTACGGTCGTTATTGTTGGTATAAATAGCCCATTTACCGCGGCGCTGCGCTTCGGATTCGCGAGTGCAGCCAAAGGCTGAAAGCTCAACAACATTGTCACCGTAGCGGCGCTGCAATGCGTTGTCGTAAGTTGTGGTTACATCAGATTCAAAGTTGTTATCTGGGTTGTCGTAGCTCACAAGTGCGCGAGTGTATTTAACTCGTTCGTCACTTCCTGAGTACGTGAATGTTCCATCAATAACGTTAGCGTTAGTGAAGATGTAATCTGTATCGCGTGGCATATCTGCACGAACCGTCATTTGGCTCTGCATCCAATAGATCATGCCTCGGTAGATAGATGCTATATCACGTAGAACCTGCCAAGCTTCGGCAGCGGTCGCAATGTAGATATTGCATTCGTAGCGATGCTCTGTGCCGCCTTTGCCGTCCGGCACTTGCTGATCGCAATACTGAGCGATTTTATACAGTTCGTACTTATCAACAAACTGAGGACCAACTTTATCACCAACCGAGAAACGGTTTTCAATGATGATGTCGTAAGTAACCCAAGCAGGGTTATTGCTGTAAGCAATTTTAAAACCGCCAGACCAAATTCCACTGTACGTCCTTGTTACTGGATCGTAATTATCTGGCACCCGAATTTTGCGCATTTTAGCCAGAACACTGATCGTCGGGATGTTACTAAATTGACTTGCATCAAACTGAATTCCTAAAAGCGCCGTGTTTGGGTAGCGCATTTTACGGTCGATAACTTCAGTAACCGCGCCAATGTACATAAGGTCAGCAATACGGTTGTTATTCATGTTTGGCGTTAAGCGCGTAACCTTCACCACCCAGCCGTTACCGCTTGGTAAATTAATGCGGACGCTTCTCTCGTAATTGCTTGTTGTTTTTCCTGTTACACCTTGTTGGGATGCAACAATATAAGGACCGCCATCAGTAGACACTTCAACTCGGTAGTCAATCGAATAACCAACAACATCACCATTATCTTTCTGCTCTTGAAGTGAAGGCCAGCGAAAGCGAATAATGACTGCAGAGATTTGACCATCGTTAAATGAGCGCGTCCAAGGTGCATCGCTTTTTAACTCAACGCCGATCGCTGTTTCTGATTCTACCGCTGGAAAGCCTTGGATATATTGCTGGTCAACCGTTCCTGAGCGAAAGTCCCATTTAACACCGGGAAAGTTTATTGTGCCATTTTGTGACATTAATGGAGTGCCATCTAAGTAGATGCTTTTTTCATTCACTCCACCTTCAAACTCACCCTCGCCAAGTGCCAGCAGTATTCTGGCGGTAGCGACTGATCGCAAATCATTTGGCGCTTCTACGGGTGTATGCTGCTCTGACTCACCCGCTTTACTTCCTGAGATCACAACGTTATTCATAGTTTGCCTTTAGTTCGCAATATCTTCTGCGTAAATACCCGCGCTTATCACTGCGCCGCCGATCAAGCGCTCACCATAACCAATACCAACAATGTGGCCTGATGCGGTTGTGTTAACAGCCCCGCCGAATGCGTAGCTTGGCGCGTTTTCTGCCGCCTCCCTTGATGAAAGGCCTTTTTGCTGTGGCGAAAGCATTTGAATTACGCCACCAGCCATCATGGCGATACCAGCATTAATCATCGCCCCACCGATCGGGCTAGCCCAGCCATATGAAAGCCCAGTAACTAACACACCCGCTATGATCATAACTGCGCCAATTATTGTATTTAAAACTCCAGCTTTTTTGCTTCCTTGAACGACAGGCACGATCCTAATTTCATTCGTTCCACGCAATGTTAAATCATCTTCGCCTACGTTTTCTCGGTTGCGGAAAATAGCGTATCTAATACCGCGCTTTGACTGTTCTTTAATGAATTGCTCAAAGCCTTCCAGCGTGTTTTTTAGTGCTGAAAATGCTTCTTTAGCCGTGCCAGAATCAAGATGATAGGAATGGCTTCGCCCAAACCGTTGAGCTAAAGAGCCCGACAGCAGAATGGTTGCGTATGACATTGATTAACTTCCGTTAGTGAAATTTAGGTGTAAAAAAACCCCGCATAGCGGGGTTGTTGTTTTATTTAAATCACTCTCTTCTTATGGATGGTGTTCTTCCATGTTTTAATTCAAAATCTTTAACCATGCTTTGGCATGTTTGCTTAATTAGCTTCTTTGCCGTTATCCCAGAATCATCATAATCTTTCCAGCAAATAGATATTGAATCTCTTTCTTTAATTTTCTGAGGGTCGGTATTTGAGCCAATAATAAAAAAAACCAGCAATAAACAAAAAATTGAAATAGCAAAAATCAATCCCTTGCTCTTTCTTGCTTTAAATTCGTGTCCGCAATGTTTGCACTTAATGGCCTCTTCTTTTATAAGCTCAGCGCAATCAGGGCATTTTTTTTCATCTACCATGGCTTTTCCAGTTCAAGTAAACAGTATGAAACCATGTTAACACTGTATTTTTTTGCTTTCAAAGCAAATAACGAATTGACTTATCAATTATCCTTACCTAGTATCCATCAAGAGGCGTCGAAACCTCGATCAAGGAAACGGACTACACCAACCCCGTAAGCGTTGGCTTTTTTGTGCCAGTCGTTTGAGCACAATACCCCGCCATAGTTTTATCTACAGAATTATGTTGAGAGGGCGACGAATACAACACCCTTCGGGGAAATAAGTCCGCGGCGATTTTCCTTGTGCCGTTTCGAACCTCCCAACACCCAATTTTAAACTTTCGAAAAAACAAGGAAAACCCCATGTATCAGCAAATTACAATCTCAAGCAAGCTCATAAGAAAAGATGAAACTGGCCTTTACTCTTTAAATGATTTACACAAGGCTTCTGGAAACCATAAAAACCACCAGCCATCTAACTTCCTGCGTCAATCAACAACCAAAGAACTAATAGAAGAAATTAGCAGCTCCTCAGATATGAGGAGCACGGTAAAGGCGCTTAACGGCAGAGGTATTGGGTCTGCAAAGAGCTTGTTTACGCTTATGCCATGTGGATAAGCGCTAAGTTTCATCTTCAAGTCATCAGAGCTTTTGATGCAATGGTTAATCAGGAATCAAACCAAGCCTCTCGCCAATCTACTGCAACTCAACTTACCCCGCTTCGCCAAAAGGTAGAAGAACTGATCACCAAAGGCGTTGGTAATATTTACCCTGACATTTGGCGCCTTGTTCATCAGCAATTCAATGTTAAGCACATTAACCAACTGAAACCCGAACAGATCAAAGAGGCAGTTTGCTACCTTGATGCAATTGAAGGTGAATACATTGCGAAAAACTCACAACAAGCAGCTAAACAAACTAACTACTACTTCCCGATAGAATCAGCCGACCCATATAACCGACAGTTTGGTAATGCTTTAATTACCCCCCACGTTATTCTTGACGAAAGAAACCGAGCGCCAGAGTTAGAGCTAATTGAAGCGCTAGAAGCAGACGGTTACGATGTAACAGGTGCAAAAGTTCGCATTCATGCCATGTACGGAATTATTAGCCGATACCTGCAAATGCAAATGGATATGTCCACCGCCATGATGCACATCAACCGAATTAGTGACATTGTTAAGTTTCAATCTGAAAATCGTGGTGAAAATGTCATTTTTACTGGTGATGGAAAAGGCAAATCCTATGGTGGGCTAAGCAAGCGTCAGCTTCCTATGCGTTAAGTCCTATGCGTTAAGTATTGTACCTAACTATGGCTCTAGTGCTTCTTAGCCAGTAACCGCCAAGCACTTCTTTTGTGCTTAGCCTTCCGTATAGGTGGTGGATCATATATCCATCACCTACATAAACGGCGGCGTGGTTAACTAGCTTGCTGCGTATTTGCATTAAAACGACATCGCCTATCTTAAATTCAAAGCCCTTAAGATCTTCCGGTGCGCTTCCGCATACCTGCGTAAAACCTGCTGACTCAAAGTTATCAAGATAAAGCTCTTGATCACCTTCCCACCAGCAATCCTTCCTTTCGTAGTCTGGTATATCAATGCCTAGCTCTTTCTTGTAGTAGTCCATAACCATGGTGTAGCAATCCCACACGCCATGTACGAACTGTCGGCCAATTAGCGGTGGCGATTCTTTTTGCGGGCTAAAGCGGTGTAAATCACCTTCTGGCCAGCTAAAAATATACCAGTCTGCTTTTGGGTATTCTGTGCTTAGGCTATATGCGTTTGCTTGGTCTGCTACGCTTGGGCGGCTGGTGGCATCTGGGTGGCTGTGGCAAATTCCAATAATTTCACCAATGCTTTCACATGTTGCTAGATCGACTGGGTGAATTGAGAAATCAAAATCTGGCTTTTCGGCTGCATTGCGACACGGCATGTAAAATGGTTTCTTTCCATCATCAATAAGTAGGCCGCAGCATTCGTTTGGGTATTGTGATTTTGCATGCTCAATGAAGTTTTTCTTAAACTCTTCTTGCCACATGATCACTTCCTTATTAATCGAACCGCTGGAAAACCACCGTGAGGTAATTGGTTGTTTTGACCAAAGCGCAATGTACAGCCGGTTAACGTGCCTGAGCATTTATCTTTGGATGGGTCGTCCGTTGGTTGATCTTCGTCCGTAAACATTGCCGCGCCGCTGTAACCACAATCAGCGCCGCGATAATTCCCTTTTAAGCACCATTGACAGTAAGCCGTCATTTTTCGCCCTACCTGAATCCCGCCCACATCGGCTGGGCTTGATAGCTCAAAGGTTACGGATATTTTATCTTCTGACAGCTTGCGGCGTATGTACCAGATTTCAACATGCTCTTGGTCTTGATCTGCTTGGTCGTTTCCTTCAGGGAAGTTAACGGCATCAAGATATTTTGCCAGCGTTCGTCTTACTGTCACTTTTGCCTGAGACATGTCTTGATAAGCCAAGCAAAGTGCAGTGATTGAGCTGTCAACGTTTGCAACAATGAGCGTAGGTGATGATGGTGAACCATCACTATTTGCCTCTATGCCTGTTATTTGACAAGGCCATGTGTAGAACTTTTCACCCTGCCAAGTGATCGACTTCGGCTGCAAGTCTTCACCGCTTTGCAGCGCAGCCTGTATTTCTTGTTCTGTGTATGGCTCAAGGTGAGATTGGAAGCGCAATATATCGGCATCGAAATCAGTTCCATCTACTTCAAATAGAATGATCTCACTGCCGGGCTCTAGTGTTTGAATATCATTACTTAGTGACATTGTAACAAACCTTTTAAGGATGGAATGACTCAGTGAATGTTGCGCTTATGCGATACATGCCAGCGCCAAGTGGAAGTAATGTGTATTCTTCTACTTGGTATAGGCCTAAAGGCTCAAGCGGTGGTTTCCAAGCAAATGACTGATAACCTTTGTGATCATCAAAAAATTGCTTTATTGCTTCAGCTTCTGTCTTTTTCTTGGTGAAGCTTAGCGGCCACGTTTGCCTTTTCCCGTTTATGCCATCCCCTGCTTTTTGCGTGTAGCCGTCACCAAAGCTGGCAGACCTCACTCTAAATGAGGCCGTACCAGTGGCTTCTTTATCAGCGCAATAAGTAAATTCACGTATTGCCATTTTTACCGCCCGTTTTGTGCTCGCCAGATTAAACCGCCCGGCATTAGCTCTTTTGCAATTTGGTCTTTTGCTCCGGCCTTTGCTGATTCTGCGTAGGCTTTGGCTATCATCTGATCATCAGCAGTTCCGCCGGATGCGTTTTGCGATTCAGGTATGTTAATTTGCTGCTGTATGATCACGTTTTGGTTTGAGCTCATAGATGAAATGGCAGGAGCATTTAAACCAACCACGCCACCGTTCGCGTAACCTTTTAAGCCTTCTTTATAATTAAGAAGGCCTTTGCGCATTGCTTCAACAACACCAACACCTCCGGCCTTGGCTATATCGTCTTGTGACCAAACAACTTCGCCTCGGTGAACGATACCCGCTGGCTGGTTTTTTCCACCGCTGCCAGTGTAGCCGCCAGAGCTAAAGCTGCCAGATCCAAAGCTAATGTTATCGTAAGCATTTTGACCAAAGCCGTTATTTAAGCCAGTGCTAGCGCCTGAGCTTGATCCAGCATAGGCACTGGCAAACAAAGATACGCCATAACTTAATAAACCTGCCGCTGCTTGTTGTGAGGCAATTCTTGCTATGTCCTTCACCACGGCTGCTGCAAAGTCTTTAAACGATGCTTTACCCGTTAGCGCGAATTGCAAGATGGCATCTTCCATTGCCGAGAATGCACTGTTAAAAAGACCTTCTGAAATTTTGGCGGCGCGGCTAGCTTCGTAGATGTAATTATCAAACGCGGCCTTGGCTCCGTTCTTCCAGTCTGACTCTAATTTATCAAGCTGTTCGTAGTATTGGCCCTGAGCGGATAGCCTATCTTGTAGGCTTTGCTCTAACATGCGCTTTTCGGCCTCTAACTCTTCATTTGAGGTTTTACCCGCCAAGTTTCGAGAGGTTGCGCGTTCTAGTTGCTTGTTAATGTCATTTCGAATTGCTTGCTCTTCTTTTAGTCGCTTAAGTGTTTCATCACCAGCGCCAAAATTGGCTAATGAGCTTTGGTAGCGTTCAATATCAGAAGATAATTGCGCGGTAACCGAAGCTTGCATATTTTGAATTCGAATGGCTTGATCGCGTAGCGATAGCTCCTGCTCAATTGCTACGTTTTTATTAAGCTGTTCTCTAATTAGCTCTTGATCAGCAATTAGGCTTTTTTGCTGGGCAGTTAACGTTTTCTTTTCTTTAAGATCCGCTATCTGTTGCTCAAACTTGACCAGTTCTTGCTGTGCTGCACCAAGTTTTGCATTATTTTCTAGCTGCTTGCTTAGTGTGGCTTCCTGCTCCCTAAGGCGCATTATCATTTGCTGAGATGCGCTATCTGAAATAGCCTTGTTTGATTCTTTAAAGCTCTCCTCGATCGCTTTAATGTCTTTCTTTATCTGCTCTGGGTTTAGTAGGGCGCTTTCTGGATTCGCTAGCCTTATTTTCTCAACGTTGGCTAAATACTCTTTTACCGCCTTGTTGCGCTTTTCGTCGGTAGATAAACCATCCATTCTAACTTTGTTGATTGCTTCAGACGCTTTGATCGCCTCTTGTTGAAGCTTGTTGAATTCAGCCTGTTTGCTGGCCTCTTCTTCTTGCGTTTGAACTTTGGTTGATAGCTCATCACGCTGAGAAATTAAGGTTTTTAGTTGCTTCTCTTGGTTTTTAACTAGCGCTTCATAGTCAACTTTTCCAGCGCCATATCCGGAGCTTTTTACACCAGACTCAAGCAATGAGCGATAAGACTTCAAGCCAGTTTGTAGGTTTTCGATTTGGCTGTTTAAGTCAGCAAGCACATCGGAATCAGTATCCGATCTTCCTATATTTAAAATGCCATCCCAAGCTTCAGTCGCCCCATCTTTAACCGCTTTCCAAGCTCTTTCTATGTAGCCTAAGTTATTGGTTATTTCTGTGGTTCTTTCGTTGATTGCATCGGAATAAGCTTTAACCGCTAACGTTGCTGCCTGTTGTTGTTTTCCTTGTTTCTCTAGAGCCGTGATCTGCTCATAGACTGATTGAGTTAAAAAGTTTTGCGTTTTATTAAGCTCGGCAATTGCTTTGCTTGGTTCATCTGATAGCTTTTTGAATTCATCAATGGTGTCAGATATTGCCTTTCCTGTTGCCATTTCCATGTTCACAGCAGCAAGAGAGACTAGCTCTATTTGATCGGCTGAAAACTTAGCACTGCTAGCGACTTCTGAAATTGCTTTGGCTGCATTGCGCTGCGTTCCTGATATGTCATCAAGTCGCTTTGCCATTTGAGATAGCTGATCTGCGGTGACACCAGATGCATTTCCAGTTAGCAGGATTGCGTTTCTGTATCGGTCGGCCTCTTCGCTGCCTTGGTAGTAAGCCAACGCCAAAACACCCGCCGCAGATGCAGCAATGGTAAATGGGTTAACTAACCCAGCAACATAACCACCCATTGCTTTTGCGGCTGGACCAATACCGCCGAACATGTCTTTTAATTGACCGCCTTGTTGTAAGAAGACGGTTAGCGGGTTTTGACCGCCTTGTAGTGATACGGCGATGTCAGTGAACTGAGCAGGAAGGCCGCGCAATGCAAATTGCATTTCTTTTGCCGACTTTCCATTCTTACCGAACTCAATCGATGTTTTTTCAACACCTTTGCGCATTTCATTGAGCTTGCCAAGATAGAGATCATAATCAGATTGGTCTAAGCTTCCAGCCTTTCTATGTTTTCTTAATTTCTCTTCCATCTTGTCGATGCGGTCATATTCAGCAACAACAGGGTCTATTTGACCGACAAGCCTTGCAAGCTCTTCTCTTTGCTTTTGGGCTGCTTTATTTAGACGACCAACAGCAGCTTCCGCCCTTCCCGCTCCTTCGGTAAAGCTGCCGGTGTTCATTACCATGTTGACGGTTAAATTACCGAGCGAACGAGATGCCATTAATAATTCTCCAGCAATGAGATAGCCCGACATTGCCGGGCTGCTTTATTTTGGTTTATTTTGCTTTGCTACGCCTTTTATTGCGGCAAAAATATCATGAACACTAACTGATTCTTCCGGTGGAGATTCTTGATCTTCTTCTAGTCGATAAAGCTTTAAATCTTCCGGCTTTAAGTTGGTTTTGTTAATAGTTGCAATCAAAAACATTAAACTTTCAGTAGCGTCTGTGATTCTTCGCTGGTTGCAAAGTGGGCCGTGCTTTAGTCGGTATGATTGCCAGTCTAAAACCTCTTTGTAAGTTAGGTTTTGCTTAGCTTCTTCGACCGTGGAGCCGCCAATTCCGGCAAGGACGAGCTCTTGCCAGAACTCACACTCTGGCTCAAGGGCTTTGGGTCTGCTTTTGCGCCAACGCCGTTGACATCATAAATGGCATTAAGCAGTGACATTGCTAATGAGTCGCAAATTGGGCCGTGTTCGTCATTGCCAACGATGTCTTCTGCCTTAAATATCTGCTGGCCAGCTTCATCGACAATACTGCCTGAGATTCGCGTTGCCATGGCAAGCGTTGAATCTGAAGCTGTTTTACTTTCTTCAATAAGTGTGAGAAATGATTTCTTTCTTACATAGATAACCGCTTCGTGAAGCTTTTATCGTCTGTAATCCATTTTATTTCTCGGCGTTCTGGTTTAGCCGGCGCAAATGCGCCAGCGTTTTTCAACATATCAATACTGAGCTGTTGCATTAATCAGTCCTTATTCTTTTGGAACTAAAACAGGGTCACCAGATACTTGGATGCCAACGGTTGAAGATACGACCGCATTCAAAGCAAAACTGAATGGATAGCTGTTCATGAATCCTTCGAAAGTAATCCAGCTTCGTGTGGCTGGAAGTGTGAATTTCGCCGCTTCGCCAGCGCCAGTGACGGTAGGAACAATGCCTTTTCCGTCAGACCAGCCGATCGCCCATTTTAGGGTAACGCCCTGAGTTTTTAGTTGATGCAAGCGAATGTGGCTGGCGTCTTTAGGGTCAACGTTGATACCGAACGTTGCTGTTCCCGGCGTTGCCATGCCAGCTTCATAAGTGCGAGCGTCACCTTCTAAGCATGAGGTTTCGATTTGATCTAGTGCTGAATCAATGCCGTCAATAGAAGTAACACAGCTAACGGCTAAAAGTGTGCCGTCTGCTGGGTCAATCGTATATAGCGAGGTGCCCTGTGTCTTAATGGCCATGTTTTATCTCCAATTGGGCCGCGATACTGCGGCATTTGTTACGCGCATAAAAAAGCAAACCCGACACGGTGGTCGGGTTTTTGTTGATTGTTTCGTTATCTGTCCACTAGCCAGTCGACATCGAAACCACTTCGGTAATTCATGGTCTGATCGTCTCGACTTTCGCCTCGGTAGATGGTTAGCATGCAATAAGGCTCTATTGCGTGTCTTATTGCTCCGGCTACATCTCTGGCTATTGATGCTGAATCTGCATAGGTGTCGATTTGTATTGTAAAGCCGTCAATATCTGGCCTTCCGTCCATGTAGTTTTCTGGCTGTCCGCCGATCACTTGCCAAACTGCGTAAGGCTTTGTTGGTGACTGAGGAGCAAGGCCAAACATATATAAACGAAGTGGGTTTGAACCGATTAATGACGTAACAACTGGATCTTGCTGGCAGATGCTGAAAATTGGCGCTGTATTCACTTGGATAGCTCCTTGGTGATCTCTTTATCTAGCTCTACCACCAGCGTATCAACCACCTTGTTTATGTTTTCTGAAAGTGCTGATCTTAAGAATGGCTGCGCTCTGCTTCTTTCTGTTCCTAGCTCGACAAGGTGCCAGTGCGGAGTGTTTCCCTTTGGACCTTCGTCAGGGTTTCCTTTCGGTATCCGGCCTTTTAGCGTAGAAACACCAACGCGATACATTAGATCGCCCGTTTCTTTGTAATGTCGGCTAGCAAACTGCAGGC